GGCCCAGGAAAGAATACGAATAACTACTCATTGTTCCTTGAGATAGATCTTTCAAGATGGAATCTCAGATGGAGAGAGCTTGTTATTCACATGATTGGCCACGACATCAACAAAATGTTCGGACTCAAGGGAACATATACTGTCACTCACTGGTTCTTCGCAGTAAGTCAGATAATTGTTCGAGTAGGTGGACTCAGACCTGATGGGGTAGAACTACCTGTTATTCCTGAATCCAGCTTAGCTTGGCGCGACCACAAAGGCGGGTTTGAGGGACTCAACCAAAAGCTGTGGACCGCTGCAACCTACGCTATGGTTGAGATGGCCCTTCTCCCTCTCCTCCGGAATGGAACCATCCAGAATTACGAACTTATAGGTCAAGGAGATAATCAAGTCCTCAGACTATCCATCTCTCCGAATGGTCAAACACGAGAGGTTAGAATCCCTCATGTTCGTGACGCAGTGAATGAGAACCTTGAGAGGGTATGTCGCAGTGTAAATCAAGAAGTGAAACCCGAGGAGAATGTTGAGTCGACAGCTGTGTTAACTTATTCGAAAGATGTATTTGTTGAAGGGGTGGAATATCCTACCTCGCTGAAGAAACACAGCAGGTTGTTTCCGGTAACATCTCTAGACTTTCCTTCTGTGGCAAACAATACAAGGGCCATCCTTGCAGGTGCAGTAGCAGGTGGAGAAAACTCTAAGCGACCCTTGCGAAGTGCGATGATCGGATGGTATCATGCAATAAGGTATCTGTCATCAACTGCACGAGGATTCAGCATTCATGGAAAACTTGCTCCGAAACTTTCTGACCGGGAACTCTTAGCCTCTGTGGTTATTCCTGCTAGCATTGGAGGGCATTGTGGCATTAATGTTGCATCCTTTTTCTACAAAGGAGGATCAGACCCGTTAGGGAAGGAAATCAGCGGATTGAGGCTTTTGGCCTGTAGTAATAACATCGTTGGTCAGTTGGCATCTTCATCTATTCGAGCCTTGGAAGAACGTTATTGTGTGCGTCCTAATCCGGAACTTGACATCTTGATAGATAACCCATACAGCCTTCCTTTGACAAAGTCTTCTTCACCCATGTCGAAGGTTGGAGAAATGACACTATCGTGCTTCAAACCACTGGTCAGAAACACCAGTATACGACCGCTCTTGGAATCATCTGTGACCTCTTCGGAGAAAAAACTAAGAGCAGACCTGATTAGTATCCGTCCTTTAAACCCAGTCCTCGTCCATGATCTCTATGAATCCTCAGGATTTGGAACAATAAGGCTAATGAAAAAAATGTTTGTGAATACACGCACCATTCAGTCGGTTGCTCAGGCCTCCGACGGTGGAATAACCCACACATTCCTCAGAGCTGACCTCAATGATACCCTGTGGTTCAAGAAGTGGGTTGAAGGACTTCCAAACAGAGGATACTCTGGTAGAAAAAGTTTCGACCTTGTGAGCCAATTCCGATCTTATTGGGGCTTAGATCTCCACGGAGTTACCACTCATCAACCGTTAGATTTTGTTCATGTCTCGAATTCTTCACGACATCCAAGCTCAATCAAGTGGTCAGCACATTCCTCTACAGACTTGTTGACAAAGCGTGGACCGTTAACAGGTTATGTAGGAACAGCCACAAAGGAGAAACGATCTGAGCATGGTTATCGTATTGTAGATACAGGTGCTCCATCTCGCTCCCTGATGAAATTGCAGCTTATTCGTAGCCAAGCATACGGTAATCCCGACTTCAATCTGTTGCTAGACCTCATAGGTCTTACGAGGTCGTCGACACTTCTATCTGATGTCACCGACCTACTCCCCAAGGTACGCGGAGGATCTATTTCTCATAGATATTCATCTAGCATGAGAATGGATTCTGCATCGTACGTCGGTCCCCTGAACTTTGTGACTCACATCCGGCTCGATACAAACTCTGTTGGCGAGATAAGTGGAAGTGCTCTTAATTATCCCATTATGCTTCAAGAGTTCATGATAACAGCCCAGGCAGGGGCAAAGCTTCTCTTCTTAAACAAGGGAACACGCTCTGGAGAATTGGTCATTAACATCCCCAATTTGGAACCTCTCCCTGAAGACTCTTTGTCGTGTGGAACACCCAAGTTTCTAACTGCTTCTTTGCCTAAGACCAAGCTTCTCTACACTCAAGAAATTCTTCTCGCAAGAACATATGATAGCATGGCCAAACTTCTGCCCCGTCACACAATTGTGACACCGGACGAATATAGACAAAGGCCGACACTCTACATGGCTCTAGTCGGATTTTGTATGGAGACTCTGAGAGACTCAAATAGAGCAAAAACTCTGGCTGACAACCGAGGGTACGAGTCAATTCCTGCTTCTTATCAGCTTGACATCTCGGAAGCTCATGCATTCGGTCCAATTCAGATCATCAATGCAGTGGCTGAAGCAATAGTCAACACTACCATCCGTGACACGTTTCGGACGTTGGCAATTCATCCTGAGAGATGGGACGAAGGATTATTCTCTCTATTCTCGATTTCCACATGTCTCAAAGCCTTCTCTAATTATTGGAATCATCCTCTACTCATGATCCACCCTGATAGTGCACACTTATACTCTTCTTCTTTGCGGTATTCAGGGGCAGGTGGTCTCACTTCAAAGCTAATTGCAAGAGTTAGGAGAGCGATATCTCAGATTTATGCTAGTCCTAATCACACATTTTGGTCATCTCCTCTTCCAGTTTACTCAGGAAGTACAGCTGCTGTGATCACTGAGAACCTCTCATTGTTAGGGGCAAGAGCCATACTCTATCTGAGACTTCTCTCCCATCCTTATGAACCTCTGTACACCAATATGTACTCCTCTTACTCACGTCTCCCTGCTCGAACTACTCTCACACCGGAGGCAGGGTTGGAGCTTCTGAGGGTGCGGTTTACAAAACTTGCTCATGCTTTCGCGAGAGGTGGAGATCATATCCTTCATGATCAATTTGTTGCACTATCACACCTAAGAGGAATCAAAGTTCACAATGATGACCTGCGTACAGTCATTAGGCAAGCCCGGAATTTGTCTGTTGGGAAGAGAAAGTTACCTAAACCTCGACAGTTCTTTCCTCCATCGAACTATCCTACTTGTTTGGATCATTGTTCGGTGTGCTGTCCTGACCCTGAATCCAAACTCGAAGTAATGTGGCAGAGATACAGTATACGAAAACATGGAGGTCTTTCTTCAGCTGGTTATACATGGTTGCCAATCTTAGGTTCAATTTCGTGTTCTCGGAAAGTGCTTATTGTGGGTTCAGGGAATGGAGGTTTGGCTGATTTGTTGCTCAGTCAATTTGATTGTGAAATCGTGGGATTGGACCTTGAGGAAGATATGCCGTCTAATGTAGCAACTCTACTCAACTACATGCCATGCGGAATATCTGATGAAAATCGGTCGAGATATATTCAAAGTGACTACAGTATCGCTACGACTGGAGACTATCTTGACCCCCATGTTCGGAGTGTTGTTTTGGATTCTATTCAATCTCTACAGTGTGTGTTCATTGACGCTACTGGTCCGTCTTCAAGCGATTTAATATCTGCATCATTAACAACTCTCGAGCATCCAGGAATCAGCACAGTTTATTGCAGACTAATCGGTCCTGTAACTGATGTGATAGCTCACGTAGAAGGTGCAAGAGCATGGTCAAAAGTCAAGTGGTGGTGCTCTTCAATCACTCATCAGTCTATAGAAGTGATAGTTGAAATGACTCAAGGTCGAGGAACAAATCACAAATGCTCATCTGGACCCCCGCTTATATCTGTTGGCATTCCTGAGAACATGCATATGCTGATACCCTCCCGGAGGACCGAGCTTTACGAGATGGCTTCTTGTGGGGTTTTCAGTTGGGAGGATGAAACGATTCCTGAAATCAGAGACATCCTATCTGTTATGTGCGATTCTCTTCTAAACAAGCCTCGAGAACAACAAATGGCCTTTAAAGATAGGTATAATCTAATTCTAGGATATTCCACGTTCTACGCAGCTGCAGCACAGTTTCCAAAAGCGGTCATTCAAGAATGGTTGTCTGAAGAACGAATTGAAACCGACAAGTTCTCTTATAATCTGAATCAAAGAACAGAAACACACTTATTGAGATATGTTGCAAGAATATCTTTGAACACAGACCCCTCTCTCTATGTTCCATGATATGCAACTATCAATCATCAAGGACTGGGCAACGATAGGAATAGGCGACTGGATTGTCCCTGCACCGACTCTTTAATAAAAAACTCACATAGGCGTTGATAGCCACGGCTTGTCCGACT